GTCTGTAGCCGATAATTGGCTAGAGCTTCAATACGGATGGAAGCCTCTTTTGCAAGACATTTATGGAACGCTTAAGTCGATGGCCAATTCTCATGCCACTGACCTCGTCCAACGGGTTGCTGTGTCTGCTAAAGCTGAGCTCGAGACGAAGTCGTCTATGCTGAGCCAGTATGGAGGAGCCTCTGTACCTGGTCTATCGATTATTACTAAAGTAAAGTCGACGACCAAGTGCAAGTTCATCCTACGGTTCAAATTAGCTTCTCCGCTTCGAGCATTTGCCGCGCAGACAGGTTTCACCAATCCCATAAACCTCGCATGGGAAATCCTCCCGTTCTCTTTCGTGGTAGACTGGTTCCTACCAATAGGCCCATACCTCGAGGCATTCACTGCCTTTGAGGGACTGGAGTTTATTGATGGGTCCCAGACTCTATTCACAAAAAGTAGAACGGATTCCGCCGTTGACTATGAGGGACCGAATGCTTTGACGACGCTTAGCAACATATACGAACACGGTCACTACCATTCGGAGACGATTAGGCTGGACCGGACAAAGCTTGTAGCTTTTCCGACTCCAACCTTTCCTTCTCTTAAGAATGGCCTTGAAAGTGTTACGCATGCCGCTAATGCGATTGCCTTAGTTAAATCGGTCTTCTCAAAGTAAAGGGGTAACGGCTTCCACGTTTGATACATGGAGTGTTCAATGTCCGCTATTGCGGCAGTGAAGCTGTCGTCCATCCTCGACCATGCACTGGCTCGTTTATCGACCAGTGCGACGGTGGGTGTGGACTCCACGCTGAGCCCCGAAGGGATTAGCCCTCAGGGGGTCGCGTCTTGGGTTGACCGGGTCGGCGGAATCGCCATCGGTTATCCCCGCCTGACGATGTCGATCCGTCCGCCTACAAAGGCGAGCCGGATTTACAAAGTCACGGCGAAGCTCGTCCTCCCGACACTTGAGCAAACCAGTCCGTCGACGTCGACCGGCATTCAGCCGGCTCCGACAAAGGCGTACGATTGCGCATGCGTCATGGAGTTCTTCCTCCCAGAGCGTTCCACCCTCGCTGAGCGGCAAAAGCTGTTCAGCGAGATGGCTTCGCTCTTCGTTCGAACGATCAATGCGAACGACGGTGCCCCCAGCGATTCTACGGGGTCCCCGCTCGAAAACGCAGTGACTACGTTCGAAAACGTCTACTAGGTTTTATCAACCTAGCCTTCGTTAGGAAGTACTCTGGAGGTATGCCATGTCTTCTAAGAAGTATGGCAGTCGATTCCATCATGGAATCACGAGCCAACGCGTTCCCGAGGGTGTTCAATCCTCGGCAATCTCTTTGTTTCTTGAAGGTCTTGATTGTCCTCGATCCCTTACAGTTGCCATTCTCTTCCGCGAGGGAGAGCATGAACAGCTGGCGGACCTCGAGTTCAATCCTCTTCACTACGATAATCTCGTAGCGTTGAGAGATTCCTACGCCGCTACTAAGTTCTTGTCAAAATTCAAAGGATTAACCTTTGATCGAGACTTGGACAAGGTAGCGTTAGAGAAATTCGAGAAATTCGAATCTCTTTGTAGGAATACGAATAGTCGATTTCGGAACTTAGCGCTCGACCCTAAATTTCAGGGAAGAGCCGTCTGGCTGCATAACGCAGTCATTCGGAAAATTGCTAAGATCCTCGGCGACTATTCGGCCGACGAGATACTTGAGATGCCTGACTGGGGCCCTGGCGCTTCCACGTTGATAAAACGTAGGGACGCTAGTCCAGCCAAGAAGTTCCGGTGCGAAACCGGGATTACGCGTGATCTGTACAGCCTTATTCCCTGGGAGGCTCTTGAGGTTGCTTATCCTCTATGGGCCAACCAACTTGTAGATTCGGGTTTTCCGAATTTCCAAGTTGGGAATAAGGTGACCACTGTACCGAAGGATGCCTCTACTAATCGCGTTATCGCAATCGAACCAGGAATCAATCTTTGGTTCCAAAAGTCGATAGGCGAAATGATTAGAAACAGGCTTCGGCGGTATGGGGTCGACTTAAACTATCAGTCGAGGAACCAAGAACTTGCTAGATTAGGGAGTATATCCCAGAATTTAGCAACTATTGATCTCTCTTCTGCTAGTGATTCTATCGCACGTTCTGTCGTTGAGGAATTACTTCCTCGTCGATGGTTCACGCTTTTAGAATCCTGTCGATCTCATTATGGCACTCTAAACGGTCGTCTAGTTCGTTGGGAGAAGTTCTCCAGTATGGGGAACGGCTTTACCTTCGAGCTAGAGACTCTGATATTCTACGCAGTTGCTACTTGCTGCGCAGAGTATCATCACCTCGGTATTTCTGAGGTGAGCGCTTATGGGGATGACGTTATCATTCCTACTGCGTGTTTAGAGACGTTCGCGGAGATGCTTGAGTTCTACGGCTTTGTCCTAAACGTGAAAAAGAGCCATTTTGGCTCACCATTTAGGGAAAGCTGCGGGGCTCATTTCTTCTCCGGGATTGATGTCAAGCCAATTTATCTTAAAGATAAAGTGACATCCATTCCAGCGATTTATCGCCTGGCAAATGCAGTCAGGAGGTTTGCCCACCGCTGTAACTTACGTTACGGCTGTGACGCGCGCTTCTTGCCTGTCTTTGAGCTCCTCAAGTCGTCTGTATCGGGACCTTACCGGGTCTTGATACCAAACGATCTTGGGGATGGTGGTTTCATAAGTAATTTAGATGAAGCCACCCCAGTCCTCGCTAGGAGCAAACCTCGCACCCTAGGGTGGGAGGGTTACATCGTTCCTAACGTGGTGGAGATGAGTAAAACTCATCTGGATGAAACGGTAGGCTATTTATTAGCCTCCCTTTGGCAGCTAAAGGCGAGCGGAGATCTAGACTATGGTTTCCGTGAGCATTTAGCAGACATCGTCCTCGATCGAACCGAAAGGTTCGAAAGCGGACGCCATATCACACTCAAATCGATTACCTCCTACATACGGCCAGTTAATAAAGTGGGTAAAAACGCTGTCCCACTTCATGGACGAACCGTGTATAGAAAGGTAAATAGTGTGATTCAGCAGTGGTACGATCTCGGGCCTTGGTTTTAATAAG